TTAGAGCTAGGTACTACTGCTCCTGAGATTATGTTATTACCAAATAGCAAAGAGCCTGCGACTGGCTCACGTATGCCGTCAATATCGACGGGAGGTGCAGCGATAAATGCTATGATAAAGCATGTTGCTGCTGTTAAGAGTGCGGGTATCATAAGAGTACCGAACCACCCCACGTAGAGGCGGTTATCGGTAGATGTGACCCACTCACAGAACCTTTGCCAATTTGAATTTGATCTTGTTAAAGTTTGTGTTTGAGTTGTAATCATTTTCTGATTTTTAATTTATTTCGTCGTTTGTGATTGTAGTTGATCCTACGACTACTGGTCTTTGTTCTGTTGAACTTGGCCTTTTCGGCTTTCGACATCTCACCAGTAGTCTTAGGAGTCTTGGAAGAAACGCGTTTCGACGGACGGCAAGCTGGATAGCCTTTGCGTTTCTCCCCTTTTTGGCGGCCACAAGGCTTGCCGGTCTTGGTGTCTACCCATTTCTCTTTAAACCATCGTCTTAAACTCATTTGCCTACTGCCTTTTGTGCTTTTTTGTGTGCTGCTGTAAAGCTCTTGCCAGCTCTCATTTCCTTACGCATCATAGCCATGTGTTTGGCAGAGTGATGCTTGGAGTGTTTTTTGAGAGTATCTTGTTGGCGTTTTGTTAGTGCTGCCATTACCTTCTTTTTTTACGTGAATATCCGGGTGCGGCTTTCTTTTTGCCACCCGCTTTGACTTGTCCTTTACATACCTTAACACCATAAGCATTAGCGTATGCAGAAGGGTATACTTTGAACTTGCGTTTGGCGGCTGCCTTACCGCGAGGACATAACTTACCCATTACTTACCTCCATGTTTACAGCCACAGCCTTTGCCTTTCTTTTTACCTTTCTTGTGCATTAGACTTTGCCTTTTTTTGCTTTCTTTTTGTAATAATTAATTACGTTTTTCTTGTCTTCAATAGTGTAATCTTTACCACTGTACTGCCTCTTGATAGACTCGTATACATGTTGAGGCATGCCACTTATATTGCCTGCAATATTAACAGGTTTTTTATTTCCTTTACGGACTTTCTTTTTTCCGTCTTCTGTATAAGTAATAGCCATTAGATTCCTGTTACATCGTTAAGAAGGTTGTTCATCCTTCTTTGTTTGTTTTGTCTGCTAGTAGAAGTTCTATCAATAACTCTTATAGCGTCAGTTATTTCTGACTCCGTTAAGTTCTTCATATCTTCTACCCTTTTGATGAGGGCTACCTTTCTGCCCTTAGCATGCTTGGTATTCTGCTCATCAAATGGTTTTATGTTTTTTGTTTTCTTAGCCATCAGCATTTCCAACGTCTCATGGCAAGAGCCTTACGTGTAGGCTTGCCGTTTGGTTTTTTCATTGGGCCTTTCATGCCTCTAAAGCGAGCACAGAATGACCTCTTTCTAGCCCCTCCTCCGGGCTGTGGAGCCTTGAGGTTAGAGCCAGTGGCACGATTGTACTTGGCTCTACCCTTGGCTGTCAGGCCGCCTTTGCGGCTCTTCTCACCTCTTCCGAGAGACAGGCTTACGCCCTTTCGTTTTCTTGGTGCCATTTTTACCTCTTAGTTTTGCGAAGTCTGCTCCTGTAATTTTGTCTCTAGGTGGGGCGACTCTAGCAATCTTCATTTGTTTGCCAGAGTATTTTTTTCCAGCTCCTTTTGGCATTAGAATATACCGGGTATGATTTGCCCTGTAGATACGTACGCACCTACTGCTGCTACGAAGCCGAGCATAGCTGCCCAACCATTAAATCTTTCTGCTTCTGGTGTCATTATAATATACCGGGGATAATTTGTCCAGTTGTGATGTAAGTACCAACAGCAATTACAAATCCTAGCATAGCTAGCCTGCCGTTCAGCTCTTCAGCTGGATGCCATTTCTGGTTGTTGTGGTTATGGTTTGTCATACCTCATTTACTCCGTGATTTAGTGGTAATGATAGTTGTATGTATTTTTTATTTTTTTGTGAGGGTTGCTTCTTATACTCTGAGTAAGGAGAAGACGTGTCCCTCTTCTTCTTCTTATTAGGCATTAGTATTTCGGTTTCTTTTTTAATTTACGTAATGTTTTAAAATCGTTGCGTGTAGCAGCTGACTCTTCATTTAAGAAATTAGCTATGCCTCTAAGAGGCTGAGGTAAGCGTCTGCGTTTAGCTTTCTTACCACCAGCATCTTTAGTGTTTTGCTCATCAAATGAGTTGACGTTTTGAGTATTTGGCATTAGTACTTCATTCCTTTTTTCTTAGGTTTCTTTGGTGGTCTACCTTTCTTAGTTCCGTAAGTTCCTTTTCCTGATGGCATAGCTCTCCTAAAAATTAATGTCTGATCTGTCAAGTTTATCCATGACGTCCTTTCGGTATGCTTCATCGGTATCATACCTTGGGTCGTTCATGGCTCGGATGAGTTCCGCTTGACTTCGGAATACATCTCCTTTGTTTGATGCAGGCTTACCTGTGTAGGTTTTACCCTCTGAGCCATTAGCTGCTTCATACTGAGCTTTGAGCCCAGCAGCAGCCAGCTTTATGGCTGCAAGGCTGCCGCTCTCTATGGTCTGGTCGTAGCCTTGTATCACATCTTCGGGCAAGTTAGACTTGGCCCAGTTAATAACTTGAGTATACTGAGTGTTACCACCAACTGACTCCTTGATGCTTGCAATGTCTGATGTAGTTATCTCAGGTATTTGTTGTATAGGCTGGTTACCTTGTACTTCCATGTAGGCGTTGAGTAAGTCTTGNCTAGACATTTCTGCTAGCTTGGACTTGGTAGCATCNGATAACTTACCTCCAGCTTTACTCCACTCTTCTGACGCGTTGGTGATTAGCTGTGCGTTATCAGATACTTTTGGTTTCTCAGGTTCAGCGGATTCTTGTTCTTTCTTCTCGCCTAGTTTACTCTCTAGCTCTTTGTATGCCTTCTCTAGTTCTTCAGCGTTTTTATACTTACCGGCAAGTAAAGGCTCTTCTGCTCGTGCAGGCTCCTTACCTTGCTCCTGTGCTTCCGCAACTCGTAGTGAGTCTTGCTCGTCAGGGGTAAGATTAGTCTCAACTGTCTCAGTTGGTGTATTGTTTTCGTATGATAATGTTTCTGCCATGTGTTACTGTGGTGGTACGAGATTGCCCAGTACTCCAGCTGCTTGTTCAGCTATGTCTGGGTTTTTGCTAGGATCCATAAGTGGTGTACCGGCTAGCTGACCAGCTTGATCTAGTAGAGACTTGGATTGCATTTCCTGTGTCTGCTGTTCCTTCATCTGTTCTAGCTGNTCGCCTGTACGTACAAGNTTAAGTACNTCAATACCCTGTGCAGCTGCCAATCTCTTGATAGCNTCTGTNGGNTCTATATACTTCATCAATGCTTCTGGGCCTAGTGTTTGTGCAACTGTCTGTATGAACCTAGTTAAAGCTTCGTTGTCCTGACCTCTGCCGAGACTGTTGATACCAGCCACGATCTTTGGTCTGACAAGATTNTTTGGTAGGTTAGGTATTTGGTTGCTTCGTTGTAGTATCAGCAGGGTTCTGTTGAGATAGGGTACTAGNAACTCTACTGTGAGCAAGCTGAATAAGCCACCCAAAGACTTCTCTAGTTCTAACTGTGTGAGGCGTACCTCTTCTGCTGTTACTCTCTCTGCGTTCCTGACATTCATAACCAAGAAGGCTTCGAGTATTCTTCTTTCTATTTGTGATGCTAGGTTAGCAGCCGTTGAGAAGTCAGCAGTCTTACCGACTTGCACAACTCCTACATCTTCTGGTCTGCCCTGTATGATAGCACCGTTGCCGGCCTTAGCCAGCGTTCCGGGTTTGGTTGTAGCTGATGGTGAGACAAGAAAGACAACCTTACTTGCTACACTTGCACCCTCTACGAGAGCCTGAGACAATCCATCGAGACTTCGTAAGTCACCGAGGAACTCTTCTACTCTACCTCTACCGTAGTCTTCACCGTCTACTGTGTTGAATCGAAGAACCAACCATGGAGAAGTACCTTTTGGTGCTGTACTACGTGTGCCTTCAAGTATCTGATCGTCAGCTTCTTGATGCCACAGCCAGCGGCCACTGTTTTCATCCATACGCACGTAGGTATACACCTCTGCGTCATCTTCTGTCGAACCATAGTCGCCATTGACTGGCTGTTCTGGAGGTTTAGGCGATTCGATACCTAATATCTCTCTGTTAATTAATTCTTTTGTAACGATCTCTACAACGTTACCGTTACCGTCTCTGTTGACAACGTACCTTTGTAATGGATAGTGCTTTAAACCATCCTTGCTCATAAATATAAGAGCATTACCAGATACAATCAGATGTTTCAGTGCTTGGTGCACTACAACTCTATCACTAGATGCAGCTATGTAATCCATAATCAATCTCTCGATCTTTGAGAATGATAGGTCTAGCTCACTACGCATAGATTGATCCATCTGTTCGCCAAGCTGGTCGTCTCTTACTTGTAATTTAAAGAAGGCCGACTGTGGTGGCAAGATTGCAAGCATAAGTTTTGCTGCAAGTGTTACCACCGCTTTGGCTCCTACTGATTGGTAGGGTTGTATTAGAGTACGTTTACCTTTGTAGTTGTCGTCCTGTTGGACTAGATAAGGCAGGGTAAGTTCAGAGCACTCAACTGCTGTATCAAGAAACTGTGTTCTGTTTGTTAGTAGCTGGGTGTATCTTTCCCTAGCCTTAGACATTTAATCCTCCAGTTCCACCACCTTCACCACCGCCGGTGTTGATGTTGATTTTCAAAGCGTCNGTNCCCATTCTNTTGGNTGCTCCTCTTTGATCTTCTTTCTTAGCTGATGTGCCATACTCAACGCCAGCTACATCATCAGGATCTAGTAGTTCCTTTTTGCCGGGTAGTCTAGAAGTTTGAACTAAGTCAGGGTTTCTAGGCTGTATTGGTTGTGGTATTGGTGCTGCTGGTGTTGGTGGTCTGGGTCTAAATGGGCCTACGCACATAGTTATTCCTCTAAAATAGATTTTACATATTGTAC